GCCCACGCGGCTTGCTTCTCTGCGCTCAGATCGGCCCAGCGGAGCGGGTTGCTGACGATGGGGTCGACTTCGGCGGCAAGGAGATAAGATCGTTGCTCACGAACCTCTGCTGCCGCCATGGCGTCAAGCTCTTGCTGGGGGCGCAAGACCCACTGCGCCCCGTCCCATTTGTGGTTGGCGCTAGGCATCAGCGGAACTTCGACTGTACCCTCCGGGTACACCGACACGATCTTGGAGCTTGGCTCCGAGTTTGCTTGCCAGTAGCCACGATCAGGGTGAAAGAAGCCCCTCTCCATCATCTCAACTCCGCAAAATGGGTAGACCCGCCCAAAACGCCAGTAAGCCTGTAGTAGTGCCCGTCTGGGATAACACCACAGGAGAAATTTCGGTTTGCGCTGTTAATAATTTGGAACGGCTGCACAGTCACCCACGTCACGTTGTCAGTAGACGCCTGAAAAGTACCTCCAGTGTAGTACGACACAAATATGGGACGCCCTGTGGTGTTTTGATAGCTCACGCCGACGGAGCGGCTCACTAGCTGCCAAGTCTGACCCCAGCCGAGATCTGTAGCGACCGTGTGCTCCTCGGTCCGTAGGGGCGTCATGACGGTGGTGTTGTCAGTGCCAGCCTCAGCCTGAGCTTGAGAGGCAATGGCCGCAGACGAGAGGATCGTCCCCGTAGCATCCGGCAGCGTGAGCGTCCGATCCGCGTTGGTGCTTGGTGCTGCAATGGTCAGCGTCCCGGTGCCCGAGGCATTGGGGGTAAGTGCAATTCTGCTCATCAGATCACCACATATCTTGCGCCGGAGGAGACCGTGATGGTCACCCCACCGTCGATGGTTACAGGGCCAATGCTCATGGCGTTCTTGGTAGACGCGATAGTGTAGCTGGCGGTGATTGTCTGGGGGTTCTCGAAGAACACTGCGCTGGCCACGCCGTTGACGTCAAGCGCTGTGGTCGGTGTCGTCGTTAGGACCCCCACACGGTTGTTCGTCGAGTCCACAAAGAAGGTGTTGGTATCGACGGTCATGTCGCCCGTAAACACCGGAGAGTCCGTCGGAGCCGCACCGATAAGGGAAGGCGTTACAGGGGTGGACGTGAGGCTGGTAACGTGCCCAAAGTCATCGAGGGCGACGTCCTGAATGAACGTAGCGCCCGTGTTGTCCACGCTGGTCTGCGAGGACGTATCTCCGTGGGAGAACACCGTCCCCGTCAGGGTTAGGCCGGTACCCGCCGTGTATACTGCAGTTGCTGCGATCTGGGTGAACGTGATGTTCGTCGTCCCAAAGGTGATCGTGCCGGGAGTGTTGCAGACATAGAGCTCACCAGCACCCGTAGCGCCCTGCTGGACGAAGAACGCATCACCAGCGCCAAGAGCGTCGGGGTCGCTGGGGCCGTAGGTGTCGGTATCGTCGGAGCGCGTCAGTACCCAGTTGGTGCTGCCAGAGCCCACATCGGTGACAGCGTAGACGCCATTCTGGGTCTGGTCGGTCTGCTGGTACACCAGCACACGGTCATTGGTGGCAACAGTCACACCGTCGATGACAAGGGCGACCTGCGTCCCCGCGTTGGTCAGCGTGGCTCCAACGCCAGAGGTGCCGTTGTTGTAGGTGGCGTTCAGGTTGATCGGGGACTCGACCCGAACGGGGTCGTGGTAGTGGATGCCTGCCGAGGCGATGGTATCGACGTAGCTCTTCGTCGCAGCCTGCAGAGACAGTGTAGGGTCGGCAGGAAGCACAATCGGAACCGTAACCGTGATGGTGCTGTTCTCGACCTTGAAGCGTTCAGTGCCGCCCGTCTCGACGGACATCGTATTGGCCGCAGGGAACCGGATAGCGGTGTCGGTGTCGCCCGCGTGGATGATCTTGTCCGCGACAGGGAGGTCGCCCGTTACATCCAGATAGACAGACTTCTCAGCCGCGTAGGACAAGAAGATTTTCTTGGTTCCGGCACTCCAACTGACGGCGTTGTCGCTGTTGCTAGACGAGAGGATCGTCGTGCGGGCCAGAGTCGGCCCGGTGGTGGAGTACGTCCCGATGCCAACTTCCCAGTCGGTGTCGTTGGTGATCGCGTAGTAGGTCGTGTCCGCGTTGGCCATGACCGCGCCAAACGACTGAAACCCCGGCTCCGCACCCAGAAGAGTGTAGTCCGAGGTTCCCGTCGTGGAGGTGGTCTCCTGTACGCGGTCTGCTACTACGAGAACCATGACGGCTCCTTATGCAATACGGATGATCGCGTCAGACGCCGAGGCCGTCGGGAACTGGATGGTGAAGGTACCCGCCGTCGAAATCTTGTCGCCACCGAAGTCCAGCACAGCCACCGATGGGTTGGTGTAGGTGTGCGTCGGGGTCGTGTTGTAGATCAGAGCGCCGCGGGCGTTGATCGTGGCCGACGTGAACGAGATGTCGTCGAAGTCGGTGAAGGCCGTGGTGCCTGACGTGGTCGGGCTGATGTTGGTCAACGTGCCGCCGCCCGCCGAGTAGCTGCCAGAGGCCGAGACCTCGTTGCTCGTGGTGTAGGCCGTGGTAGACGCACCCAAGGTGGCAGCGCTCGAGTAGAGCGCGATCTTGAACGTGTCCCCGCCGACGGCGCGAAAGTCATGCACGGCCTCAAGGAGCTCGTCCTTGAACGAAGTGCACATTGCTTGTGTGATGGCCAAGGGAGCCTCCTATAGCTTGCGAATGGCGTCAGCCAGTTGCGGGTGGCCCGCATCTACCAGTGCATTATACACGGTAACGCGGTCGTTGGTAACTGCCTCTTTCATGTAGCGTGTGACCACACTCACGATGGCAGCGCGAAAGGCTATGGCCTGATCTCGGATGGCCGGATGGGCGTCGTCGGAAACGCTGATTAGCTTGTTGGCGCAGAGTTCCGCCAGCTCCTCGGGCGTGTGTCCTCGGCCCTCGGTCGTCATCACGTTGACGATGGGCGTCAGCGGCAGGTTCAGGGAGGCTTGGAACATCAGCGTGCGCCCCCGCCGGACATCTGGCCGTTGCGGTAGTTATCGCGCTTCGCACGCAGGTCGATGCCAAAGAGCTGGAGCATCGCCTCGTTGTACCGGTTTGTGTAGAGCTGCAGCATATCGGCGTCCCCCTTGAGGTAGGTATACGCTTCGACGAGCGAACCATACAAGAGGGCGGTCTCGGCGTTGGTGCCGAGCCACGAAGTGCCCGTGTCCACGATGGACGGCGGATCGTAGTAGTAATGCAGCTCGACGGTGTAGTTCGAGTTGGGGGTAGGCCCGAGGATAAAGTTACCCTCGCTGAGCCCGGTCTGGTCGCCGTCAAACTGCGCGTAGTACTTCGGCAGCCCTTGCGTCGACGGGCCCGGATAAGCCTCGCGGATGAAGTTCACATCCTTATCGTAGAGGTAGCTGTAGTTCCCAGAGCCATCGACGACGGCCAGAGAGAACACAGACAGGAAGTCCACCGGGCGGGCAAGATACTGATTGCCCGCCGTTGTAGAGGCGGTGGCGTTCTTACGCAGCTCGGGAATCTGCACCGAGCGATAGATGCGCTCCTCGGCCTGCCGAACAAACGTAGGGATGTTAGAGACAAAGCTCGTTTCCGAGGTCTCGAGATAATCCTGCAGTGCGGCGGTGAGCTGCGTATAGTTCATCTGTTAGCCCTTGTAGTTGCCGCCCTTGGAAGCAGCCCCCATACCACGGCAAACACCGCCGCCCAAGGCCATCTTACCAACGCCGTCAGCGGCGAACGCGGGGACTTTCTTGCCGCCCTTTTCGACCATCTCGAGCTTGCCGCCCATGGCTTTGTACACCAGCGTCGGAGGCTGCGAGTGCTTCATGGCGCGATCAGCTGCGGCGTCAGCCTCAACCTCAAACTGCTTGTCGCTGCGGGTGCGCGGGCGCTTGCTGCTCTTGGGGGCCATCTTGCTATCCGGCTTCAAGTTAGCACCCGGATTTTTTCCCCCGGAGGCGGTAACCTTCAACTTACCCTTCATGTCGATCTCCTTACGTTGTGACCACAGTCACGGTTCCAACAGACCCTACCATATCCTGAATAGGGTTCCAAACGGGATTCCAGCCGAAGAGCCCGTTGCCCGGAGCGTAGTCTGGGCGGGGGTTCTGCAGTGCCTGTGGGTCGTTGATCTTTACGCGGCCCAAGAAGTTCTGTGGTTGGTCGGGATCGGCGATGTCGCGGCCCACTCGAAAGCCCGTCTTGACGCCGTTCTGGTACTCCCAGACGAGGTCTGAGAGCTTATAGGTACGCCCACTGCGGTCGCAGATGCCGAGGGCTTTGCTTCCCCTTGCGTATGCGGGCATCAGACACCCCCGATCATCATCGTGTTGAACGGCACAAAGCTGACCGAGGAGCGGTCGCGATCTTCACCGGCTGCCAGCTCGAACTGCTCGTCGTAAATCTGCTTGAGCGGGATCACCCGGTCCATGACCTGCGGCTTCTTCATGGCGATGTAGTAGGCCAGACCCGCGACGAGGGCGGGTACAAAGCGCGGAGGAATATTGGTGGTGTCTGCACCGATGCCCGAGGCCAGCCCGTCAATGCCTTTCAGGCGGTAGTAGAACAGGGTGTAGCTCTGCGAGTTGTCTGGGGTGGGCCAGAACGTAACCGTCGTGCTCGTAGGCAAACGCTGCACGAACACCTGCGTCGGACGCCCAGTGGTCTGCTTGTTGGTCTGCTGTGCGTAGGTCGATACAGAGATGCGCTCGAGCGCGGTGTCCGTCTGAGCGGTGCCCGTCCCGGTACGCATCTGGTGTTCGATGATGTCGATGGTGCCCGTCGGCAGCGTGTATGTCGTGGTCCCCGCCGTCAGGGCGAGCGTGCCCGACTCGATGGTGAATAGGTTGAGGCCGCGGTTAGCCCACTCGAGCGTGAGCAGGTTCAAGGACCGGCGAGCCGTCTTGAGGTCGTAGCCCGAGCGCATCTCGAGGCCAGCCCGTTCGAAGGCTTCCTCAAAGAGTTCCGGCAGATCGGGTACGATGACGGCCATGGTTTAGTCCCTGAATTTCGCGGTCTTCTTCGCGATACGTTTCGGCTGAGCCACGAACTGCTTGCCCTTGGCGGTGCCCTCGCGCTTGGCGCGGGTGGTGGCAGCATACTCTGCAGGGCTCAGGGCGTCACGAGCCTTTTTAGGTAGGTAACGCTCGCCTGTCTTACCGGAGGGCTTGCCACTCTTGGTGCCCCAGTCTTCCTTAGTCCACTTGGACATGGACTTCTGAGCGGCGGTCTTCTCACCAGAGTAGCCGCCACCCTTCTCTTTGTATATTTTCCCAGCGAGCTGCATGGCCCGGGCGGAGTGTTTCCCGCCCATCTTAGCCTTGGCTTGCGCCTTGGACTGTTCCCAGAGCTTCTCGTTGGTGCGACCCATAGTTACTTGAAGCCCTTACGGCACTTGGCTGCGCGAGCGCAGTCACCCGGGTTGCCACACTGATTGCACGGTGAGAACTCTGCGGCCTGCTCGACCGCGACAGTGTTCACCTGCGCCTCTACTTTCGGCGTTGTTTTCTTAGCCATTACTTCATGGTCCCTTTGGTGTGGCCCTTCATGCAGCAGCCGTCCATCTTTTTGACTTTGTCGCCTTTGGCGTAGCCTTTGACCATGCCACCCTGCTTCGTGCCCATAGCGCGGGCTTGGTCGAGCTGAGTGACAACCGGCAGGCGCGAAGCGGGGGCAGTTGCGATCTGCTGGCCCATGTTTGCTCGGCTCATCATTTCTTCTTCCCCTTCTTGGCTACGCCCTTGATAGAGCCCTTGTTCTCAGCGGCGTAGAAGACGCGAGCACCGGCCTCCTTGCCATACTGTTTGGCCATCGCGGCCTTGATCTTCTTGCCTTTGGCGTTCAGCGGCATATCAGCTCCCGGGTTACGGCTTCTTGCGAGCGGCCTTAGCGCGGGCCATATCCTCGCGTTCCATACGGTCGTACATCTTCACCGTGCTGTTCGTCTTGGCCTTCTGAGGCCCGACAATGGACCGGATGTTGCGCGCTTCATTTGCAGAACCAGCAGCGCTCAATGAGTTATGCAGGGCGCTATCAAACCCCGGCTTGTCGAGCGCAGCCTTCTTCGCCTTATACACGTTGTCGCGGCGTTCACCCGAGGTATTACCCCTGACGTACTGCTGAGCCCCACCAGCGGTGGTATACGTCTTCTTGGGCTTCGATGGAGCCTTGTTCACAGTCGTCGCGGCGCGGGTGGTTTTGGTCTTGCCCTTCATGGGAGTCTCCTAGCAGTTCCAAGCGCGCAGCGAGAGCGCCTTGCGTGTGGGTTTACCTTTTTCGTCCTTCATGGGGCCGGGCATGCCGCCCATGCGGGCGCAGAACGACTTGCGCCGCGCTGCATCCTTCTTGGTCTTGGGGTTCGGTGCCGGGGGCTTGAGGTTCATGCCCTGAGCCTTGGCTGACGCCCGCCCCTTGGCGTTCAGGCCCCCTTTCGGGTCCTTACCTTCCTTGCGGGTCCATGCTGGTGACTTGGCCATTATTCAGCGTTCCTCACTAGGACGATCTGAAAGTACGACGAGACGTCGTTGTTGTTCCCTGAGCCCTTGGCGGTGGCAGTGATGCACTCGCCAGCCATGATCTTGACGGGGTATGCAAAGTCGTAGTCCGCCGTACCCGTGGCAATCGTAGTGATTGCGGCAGTCCGCACAAGGCCATCCTGACCCCTCTGCTTGAGGCGGGCTGTGATGTACTGGTTGGCGTTAGACGTACCGCTGGTGACGCTTCCATAGACGAGGTATCCAGTGTACCCAACAGGGCAGGTCCAGTGGCCTACAAGGGCTACGTTGTCCCCTACGCCCATAGCGCTGTAGACCGTTGCCGGGACACCCGAAGTAACCGTCCCCGTGCCTGCGTAGATGATACCTGCGTTAACGCCGCCAGAACCAACGGACATCACGCTCATGGTCTCAATGGCATCGTACTCATGGGCAGTGTTGACCGCCGTCTGTCCGTTCAGAATTACCGTCTCGGAAACGTAACCGCCTGTGCCATTGATGCCGAGGATGTAGACCGTCCGGGCCCCCGTTCCAGCAGCCGTGTCGCTGGCGCTCGAAGAACTGATTGTCATGATCGTCGGAGAAGCCGGGTGCGTCAGGAGGCCCGTCGTCGGCCAAACCGTCACTTCGGCAGTGTCTACGTCGGGGTTGTGCCCAAAGACATGCACGACACTGTGGCCTGTGATCTGGCCACGGCCTACTTGAAGCTCGAATGGCTCGGTGAGCCCGAACCGAGAGATGGATGAAAGCTCCCGAGCCATTCTGTTCTCCTTACGACCAGAAGATCGTCATTGCGGTGAGGTTAGTGGCGGTGGCCACATATGGGTCTGCGTCGAACAGAACCCCCGTCCCAGGAATGAAGATGTCGTATGTGCCAGCCGCAGCGAAGTCCAAGTCGATCTTGGTTGCTCCGCCGCTGCCGGACGTCATCGTGATCCGGCCTGCACCGGAGAAGGTCGCCACAACCTGACGAATACGGGCACGACCAATACCAGCCGCACCTGTGCCCGTCAGGCGTTTAGAACTTACGTCATATTCGTCGGCCATGCGGGCCTCCTATTAGCTGAGGGCTGCGCCAACAGCAGTGACCCAAGCAGAGCCGGTCGAGATCACGAGGCAGGTCTCGTTGTTGCCCGCGCCGTTGTCGTTGATGAGGCGGACCTGACCAGCGTTGCCAGCGGCAGCGGCGGGCAGCGAGGCGGTTGCGATAGCGGTGAGCTTAACGAAGCTGGTGACGGTCACATCACCCGAGACGTTACCGGTGACAGCACCGATGAAGCCGTTCTCAGACGTTACCGGACCCGAAAAAGTTGTCGAAGCCATGGAAGTACCCCTTTGCACAAGGATTCGCCGCGCAGTCTGTGCATCGTCAGGTCGGGCGTCCTGTCTGCGTGGCTGATGTTACCCTGCGCGGATTGTACACCACTATCGCTAACCGCGCTAGAGCCTGTTGCCCTTACTGCTGTTCTCGATGTGGGTGAGGATTTGGAGGTTCCACGGCACGTGCAGACCGCAGACTTCGTTGGAGCGGAGCGGGATGATATGGTCCACGACGTGCTTGACTCCGGTGTCGCGAGTAAGCCTGCGCGCAGCAAGATACAGCTCACGAATCTGTAGCTTGTGCTCCGAGGTCAACCATGAGGGAGTTGCGTTGCGCGCCCGGCGTTTCCACGCGTTTGCAGACGCCTGCACCTGTTCAGGGTGCTTATCCTTCCATGCTCTACGGTACTCCCGCTGCAGCTCAGCAGGGCGGTTTCGGGACCGTGCCTTAGTCAGGTCTTTGTTTTTCTCGTAGTACCGGCGACCCGCTGCTTTGGCAGCGTCGGATTTAGGCTGCGATTTCCGACGCTCGTTATCTGCGGCCCAGTCCTCTTTCATGCACTCCACACAGGCACCCTTGGTTTTGCGTGGGGCTACGTGCCCACGCACGCAGGGCTCGCCGGTGAAGTAGTGTGTTGCGCCAAGGGCTTTGGCTTCTTTACGGGTCTTTGGATATTCCATCTGCGCTACCTATGGTTTTGATACGGGTAACGTAGACGGCGTAATGGCCGTGGTCAAGCGCAAAAGAAAAGGCCCGCCGAAGCGGGCCTTAACTCTGCTAAGTGCTTGATTTTCCTCAAGCGCCGGGCGAGGCGTACATCGCCAACGGGTCGGAAACGCCAAACGAATAGCGCTCACGAGCCTTATAGCGAACGTTGCCGGTGTCAAAATCACCATCCATTGACGTCGACATAGCGACACGGACGAAGTGCTTCATACCGTTCGGGATGTCGGTGGTGAGGTACCACGCGTCATTGTCCGTCAGGTAGTGGTTAACGCGGTAACCTTCGGGGATCGACCCGTTGGTGTTCAGCGCGTTGATGTCGTTGTCGGCGGTGCCGACGCGCAGCTCGGTCTGCAGCAGACGAGTTGCAACGAACATCAGGCTCGGCGGAACAATCAGCTTGCGCGGACGGGCAGCGATCAGCAGACCGCGTTCGTCTTTGTAAGCAGCGATGTCGATAACCGCTTGTTCCAGCGAGGTCTCGTTGAGGTCGGCGTCAACCGAAGGACGGTTGGAGTTGGTGCCGCCAGCAACGGTGGGGTGCGCGGTGTTGAACAGAGTCACGCCGTCACCCGAGGTGAAGGTGGTGAAGCCCGTGTTCAGCAGCGAAGCAGCCTTGACCTGCTTGGTGTACGCCATGGCGCGAGCGAGCGCCTTGGTGTAGCGAGCCGAGAGCGAGTCGTACAGGTTGTCTTCCATAGCTTCTTCGGTGATCGAGAAGCCCATGGCCACCGTCTCGTGGTTGTAACGAGCGGTGAACGATTCCTGTGCGTTGTCATACGAGATGGCAGAGCCTTCCGGTTTCACCGGTGCTGCGCCAAAACCGGACAATTTGACTTCCTCTTCGAACGAACGTTCGGAGCTTTCGGTCTCATAAATCTCGGCATGCTCGTTTTCGTACTTGGCGTACTCAAGACCGAACAGGGCGTTAAGGCCCGGCAGCAGTTCTTTAAGGGCCTGTGCGCGTGAAATAGCCATGTGTCAGCCCTCCTTACACGCCAATCGCAGCGGTCAGCTGCGTGTAGTTCAGTTTCACGACCAACAGCGGGAACGAAGTACCAGCTTCGCCACCACGGGGGCCACCGACGTAGTCGATGATTCGCAGCGGGAGGTTGGCATCGGTGCCGATGGTGGACGCATCGAGTGCAACGCGCGAGGCTTTGAACGTGGTGTTCACTGCACCCTGAACAATCGCGGCGTTCTTACCGTAGATGTCCAGCGAGTTGGTGATAGCCTCGTCAGCCTGCACGACGTACAGGGC